GAGGGAAAATTGCCTCCTTCTACATTTGCCTGAGAAAAAATAAATACAGGTGCTACTTCTCCATTAGCTGTATAAGAACCTGATGTTTGTGTTGCAGGTCTGTCCTGTATAAGAGTAACGCTGCCAGCACTCCAAAAAGGCATAACACGCATGGTAGAACATATGGCATTTATTAAATCAAAAGCTCTGTACTCTCTGTTTATTACACCGTTAAAAGCAAATCTAGCTTCACTACTTTCTCTTATATAGGAAACAGAACCATTAGATGTTTGTGAAATTGAAGAAACATTGAGTAATTGAAAAGTTTTTCTTCCTGTCTTTTTAACTCTATATGTGCCATTTGAGGTATTGACTCCGCTTGCAACAGTAAATGTACACGCTACAAAATCTCTTGAACTTAATTTATGGTCTGAAGAAGTCTCTACATCAATAAATGTTTTATTAGCAAGTTGACTCCAAGTTCCAGAAGTGACAGATGAGGTTGGTACTCTATCTGCTACAAGTTCATTATTGTACTGAGAAATTGCAAGAAAACTAAACTCATCTAATGTAGATGGATCTATACCTAATCCATATCTTTCCTCTGTTAAAAGATCCCAAAGTATCCACGCTGGATCGCTATGCCATGTAGTCGTAAAATTATTAATACCACTAGCACCTGCACCAAGCCACGTTCCAGAATATGTAATCCTACCTGCTAATTTGCTAGTTCCAGTTGCTACTGTTGCTGTATTTGGGATTCTTGTTCTTAATCCTCTAACTCTGTAATTTCTAACAGGTATAGAACTAAATTGTTCTGCTGTAGTCTGTAACCCTACTAAAGCAGTATTTAGGTATCTATTATTGTCAAACTTTATTTTTGTGTATGAAAACCAAGTAAATGAGTTTTGTGTTTTTGTACTTGGATCGTCTGTTACTCTCTCTATTCTTATTCTTATATTACTGGTATATCCAGCTTCTCTTAGGTTAAAACCATAACTCCTTTGGTATAAATCCCCACTACGACCACTGGTAGCAAAAGTTACATCTTCTCCTGACGCTTCAAGAGACATATTAATAAAATCAGCACCATCATAACTTATTAAAAACTTATATTCTGCTTTACTTCCTACAATATCTCCGTCACTTTCAAATTTTTGTAACGCTGGAAAATTTATTGTAAATCTAATCCTATCAATGGTGTCAGAAGCATCAGTTATAGTTTGAGTCGTACCAGCATCAGGATTTGTTTTTGTAACTTCAGTATTAACAGTTACTTCAGTTTGAGTTGCAGCAAAACCTTTAATTACTGATTGCGTACCTGTGCCTCTTCTGTGGCCAACTGTTATGTCATCAAAATTAAAATCATCATCTGATGGATTTGCGACACTAGCTGTTTCTTCTAAAACTGGAGTATTATCAAAAAATATATCTTTAAGTAGTGCTTTATTATAATTTGCATCACTTTGCGATAATCCTATACTTCTTGGCGTTGCAAAACCATCAATATCACCCTCTCCTAAAGCATCTAAAATTTTAATTTTTGCAATACTATCTAAATTATCTTTTGCTGTTGTGGGATTTCCACCGCCTTTACCGCCTTTACTACCGCTAATTTGATTTAAATTATTTTCTTCCATTTACTACTCCACAACTCTTTCAGTTGTAATACCTGCTGAAATTACAGCAGAACCAACAAGCCTTTCTCCGTATATTAAAGGTATAGCTAAACCTGCCCTAGCTGTATTAACAGGAGAGTTAAAAGCAAAACTATTTTCTGGATCTTCTTCTGGAGCTTGTGGAACAGGCGTTAGCATCTGAGATATTCCACCTAAAACTAAAGCACCACCAATACCTACTGCAGCTTTCGTTGCAAAACCTAATGAACTGAAAGCTGTTGCACCTGAGGCCCCAGTAAATGAACCTATTGTAAGTGCTGGATTAAATAAAAAAGCACCACCTATCAATGCAGCACCTAATAAAATTTGACCTAGTCCTCTTCCACTTTCTCCAGTAATAACAGGAACTATTTTAATATCTCCTCTGCCAGCAGGATAATGTAACTCTTCTAATTCAGTTGGTCTATCCTCTACTAATACCCTATAACTTCTGTTCATCATGTAACTTTCTGCTTTTGGATGGTATGCCAATAAACATTGAATACTTTTAGCAACAGTCGCTACATCTATTTCTATCTCTTTTATATTTAAATAATCAGCTAAATCACCATATAGTTTTAATTTACGAGGGCAAGTTGTCATAACGTACTATCCTCCCTGTAATTTTACGAAACCAGCTTGTATAAGTCTCTTTACATGATAGTCTACCTTGCATATGATGTAAAAGCTCATTTCCAAAATCATCACAAATAACTCCACAATGATTTAATTCTTCTCCTGTTAAATTCATAAATAATAAATCATATTTTTGTAAAGGGACATCTTTACTTATTTCTTTAAATCCAGCTTCTTCAAAACAATTAATAAATGTAGGATTTTTACAAAATTCTTCTGGTGTGTCAGGTTTTGGAAAATCCATTAATTTTATTCCTAACTCAGCATTAAAATATTCTCTTACCAGTTGCCAGCAATTAGTATGGTCCCAAGTCCACGGTCTACCTATAAGACTTTGTTTGTACTCTTTAGGAAAAAAGTCGTACCACTCATTTGTTTGTGGATTGACTATGTACCAGTGTTTATTTGTTCTTGCTGCACATACTAAATCTGCTGGACTAGCTATAGGACTTGAATTGGGGTGAGAATGAACTATACCTTCTATAGCTTCATTTCCATACCTGTCCTCAATGTCAGCATAATCATGTGGATCTAAGATAAATTGATCTGTTCTGATATGTGCTAAATTTTTACATTCTTTGTAGATAAGTTTACCTTTTATATTTACTAATAAACCACAACATTCCTTTGGACTCTCTTTTAATGCGTGTTCTACAACTTTATCTTTCCAGTGCATTAGTTGAAAAAGTCACCAATTCCAGGAAAATCATCTGGTAAAAATTGTCGCTTGGGAAGTTTCACTCCAAATTGATCTATCGAAGCTGCTAATTCAAATGTACAAAAATTTCTTGTTTCAGCAGATTTACGGGCTATTTCATAAATTTCTTTAGGAAATTCCTGTGTTTCGTCAGGAGTACCGTAAGGGTTATTACCTGTAAAATTACTATTGGGTAAAAATCTTGCAAGCGTTCTTATTCTGGTTACAGTCGCACCAACAAGATCGTTTCCAGAAGTTGTACTGTTAACGTCTATAAGTACAGATGACATTATTCCGATAGGAACAGCAGGTGCTAGTAAAGACAAATTACTTATAGTAAGTGTCGGTCTGGGAGTTTGTTTAGTCTCATATTTAAAACCACTTGCTTGTATTGGTGCTGAATAATATGTATTACTGTTCCAAGTAATATTGCCCTGTGCTGTTGTGATATTTGTGTTGTTATGAAATCTATAAGTTGTATTCGCACCATGTAAAGCAGTTTTTAACTGTATTTCAAAAAGTTCAATAATCGGATTTGGATTTATTGATTGAAGATTTTTATTTAATTCAGACATTATGGTTCAAAAACTTGCCTAAATGTAACCTGCACTCTTGCTCTATTCAAATAAGGTACGCTTTTTTTGTAACCACCTTCCACCACAAAGTTCATAGCACTTTCACTTGGAACTGTATAAGTAAAATTTGCACCATCAACGGCCCTTTCGTCTAAAAAGTTGGTTAGTGTATCCGCATCAGCTTCGCTTACTTCAAAAGTTAAATTAAATGTTTTTGCATTTTGATTAAGGCCAAAAGAAACTCGATGTTCATATCCATCACCAAAAGAAACAATACGAGTCTTTGGTGCGTTTGACTTTTTAAAGTTATACTTTGGTACGAAAGCTGTACCTGCTGCTGTGTTAGGTAAGTTAGCCATTAACTATATAGTAACCCTCCAGGTCTTTTTTGCTGCATCAATTCTGCTTGTATGGCCTGTGATATAGCCTGTCCTAACTGCTCTGCTTGACCTGCATCTCCTTCTACAGAAGATCCAGAAGCATCTACAGAAACATTAATATTATTAACTGTTCCTCCTCCCAACTGATTATTTGGAATAATTTTACCAGCAGAGGATGGTACAAAAATTTCTGGACCTTTTTCGCCTACGATTGAAGGTTTACCTACAGGCGGCATCCCACCAGCAGCAAAGGTTGGAAGATTTTTAAAAATACCAGTAGCGCCACCAAACATATTAAACAGTAAAGTATTTATTCCAAGTTGCATAAGTTGTCGACCAATACTTTGTAAAACACCTACAGCGGCTTCACCTAATGTTTTTGCTCCCATTGCCGCATCAGTTAAAGCATCAGAAACACCTGTTGCAATACTGCTTCCTATTTCTTCAAATATATCTTTTAATTCGTCAGCTTCTTCTTTTTGTTTTTTAAGTGCATTTGTGCCTTCAATATAAGCTGTAATTATATCCCTCGCACCTTCACCATGAATTGCAACAAGAGCATTTATTTCTTGTTGTGTTTGTACTTCTTCTAAATTTCCGTCAAGAGCAGCTTGTGCTAAAGCTCTCTGATTACTTAGTCGATCTATCAATTTACCTTTAGCTTTAACAGAATCCATTTCTGCCTGTTCATAAGCAATAGCTTTTTTTAAATTATCATTTATTAGTTTATTTATTTCCTCTTGTATATCTTTATTTTCTTTTATTGTTTTATTTTTCTTTTCCTCTGCCGCATTTTCTTGAATAACAATGTCTAATCTTTCTTTAATAGGCTTCATTTCGTCCCGTAAAATTGCAAGCCTTCTTTTCGCTGCTTCTACAGTTCTCCGATCATTACTACGATTGAGAATAGCAATTTCTTTTGCCATTTTTATTCCAAGATCAGCTTCTAAGGCTTCTAATTGAGCTTTTTCACCATTTTTAATTGCTTGAGTAACTTTATCTTGTTCATCTTTTTGTTTTATTAATTGTGTAACTATAGCTCCAATTCCTGTTGCAATAGCAACAAATGGAATTGCATTTAAAGCAATAGTAGCTAAACCACCGGCATAAGCTACTTTTAATAAACCAGCACTAACGGCAGCTAATAAAACAGGTATTGCTTTAGCAGCTAAAGCTATTCCAGTAAAGATTAAAGCAGTTTTTCCAATAGGAGATTGAATAAAATTATTAGTAGCCGTTATTAATTCTGTTAATCCTTTTGTAGCTGCGATTAAAGCAGGTTCTAATTGTTTACCTAGCGTTTCTGAAAAATCTCTAAATGCTTCTCCCAAAGAATCTACATTTCCTGCAAAACCTTCAGAAGCAGCTTGTGAAAGGCCATTATAACTTTCTTCCACGATTTGCAAAATCATTGAGTGCGCTTCCGCAGTTTTGTTGGTTTTCATTAATTCTTTTATTACATCCTGTTGTGTTTGTGTAAATGCAATACCTGATCTATTTAAGTTTGATAAATTTCTTTCCGGATCTTGCAATGCTTTGGCTAATTGCATAAATGATGTACTTACATCCACTTGGTTAACCTGAGCAATATCGGCTGCAGCTTGAGCTACTCTTTTGTATGAATTAACACCAATTTTTCTGAAACTTGTTAATAAGTTAAAACCCCTTGTAAATTCTTCTTGATTAAATAAAGTCTGATTCCCTAATTTGTTTGCTGCTTCTTGCAATTCATTTAAAGCAACAGTTCCTGCCCCTAAATTTACTAAACCTTGTCTAAGAATTTCAACATCTCTTTCTCTTGCTGTAAAAGTTCCAATCGCATTGCCTACAGTAGCAAAAGCAGCACCAACAGTAAGTAAAGGTCCAAGAGAAGCAGCTAATGAAGCACCCAAACCTTTTGCTGCAGTAGATGTAGCAGTTAAAGATTTAGTTGCACCGTTTGCATTTTTTGATAATGTTTTAGTCGCTTGAGAAGTTTTATTTAAAGAAGATATTGCATTTCTTGCTTCAACTCTTAAGGTAACATTAGTTTCAGCCACTTAATTTTATGTAAATCTATTTCTTATATATTACCTGTTTTTTGCTCTTTGACGAATTTTTTCTTCTTTTTGATGTTTTAAATCGTAATACGCTGCCCAATAAATAAATTCTTCTTCTGTCATGTTTTTTCTAAGTTCTGTTAGAGTTTTTCCTAATTCAGTAGCGAGAAACAACTCAAAATAAAGCCAGTTATTTCTCCTTAACCTTTTTTTGCTGTATCGACATCTAATTTAATTTCAAATAAAAATAACTCAAGATCATTTAGAATTTTTTCGGGCAACATTCTTTGTAAATCTGGCGCATCGGCTAAAGAAAAAGCTTTTGAACCATCTTCTTTTTGTGCTAATTGACAAAGAAGTTGTGTTGAAATCATCAAAGCATCTTCTGTACCAGCAGATGATTGAGCCCTTTGCCTGTCATATCTAGTGACTGGTGGAAAATATATATCAATTTTTTTACCGTTTGGTAATTCTAATTCATATTTACGTCTGTTAGACATAACATCACTAAAAGCTTCAGTAATGATGTCAACTGTTCTTTTTGTTGTCATAAAAAATGTAATACCTTATTTTAATGTACTATATAGCTGAAGTAATAGCACCATTAGTAATAAAGGTAATATTTATAATCTGAACTTCGCCAAGTGTCGCACCATATTCTGCATTAGTAATAATAATTGCGCAACTGATTTTTTTAGCTGAAGTATTTGAATCAGGAAACAGTTCAATGAGAGCATCTCCTGCATCCCCTGTAACTAAAACATCATCAATAAAAGCTTGATAATCTGAGTTACCAGAAGGGTCGTAAATAAGTTCGGCTGAACCTTCACCAGAAATCAAACCGCCGATAAATGTTTTTGAGGTATCACCTTGAACTGTTGTTTCCATTGTGTCTTTAGTAATAGATAAAGACCAACTTCTAAGGCCAGAAATGTCAGCTTCAGTACCGCCGGCATTTTCAAACATAATTTTACCGACATCACCCTTAATCGCAGCCATAACAAAAAAAAGAATTATTAATAAACAGTTTAACTCTTTTCAGAGTTTTTTACATCTTTTTTAGTATTTTGTTGATTCTCCATATATCTTCTACAACGCCCATCCCAATATGCAGGGTCACGGCGTCCCTTAACAGCTTCTATCGCATCAAGCATTTCTTCAGTAATTTCAAGCTTTGGCATAATTAAAGATCCTCATATATTTCAAATGTAATTCTTATTTGTGTTTGAAATTTACCTTCTGGGCTAGATGTTAAAACTTCTGGTCCAATAGGTGAATCAAAAATAACATTTGAAACTGTAATCTTATTGTATAAGTCCCTAAGCCTTTTGCAAATAGTGTAGTTTGTTCCAGCCCCGATACCCTCTTCTGTAAAAACATTTAGAGTGACCAACCCTGCAACAACATTAACTCCTCTTGCTAAATACGATCCTGACCCGAAACTGGTTTGACACTGAACAAAAGTATCTTCTGTTGTTGAATCAAATGGTTGATTGTTAAATACAACAGATATAGCAGGACTGCTTGCTAATTCTGTTGCAACTCTAGCTTCTATTGTTTGTCTGACTGTGTTTAT